CACCTATGTATGGAGTTTTGACAACTGATGCTATACGAACACCAGCTATTATGACCGATCCAGAAGATGTTGTTCCTGGTTATATTGCTGTTAAGAAAGCAGTAGAGGAACAAAGACCGCATGCTTTATTTCCAGCTAAGCATCATGCGATTATAGAAGATCATATGACATTGAAGTATGCACAATTGAATACACCAACGACTGTTGTTAAATCATGCCGTTCATTACATGAGGCTATATATGGTAACCCTATCGTCCCAAACTTCGAAAGTATTTATTTATCGACTTCGGTTGGTTATCCTCTGTCCTTACATTATAATAGTAAGAGGGATTTAATAAGCCCTGACAGAATTGACCCATTGTTGTTAGATATGTTGGATTTACATGAGAAGTATAGGAGAAAAGGTGTTGTACCAGAGACTATATGGCAGAGTGTTATGAAAGATGAAAAATTACCATTTGAGAAGCAGACTAGACCACGCTTAATTAATGCTTCACCCGTTGAATTCACTATCGCTAGTAGGAGGTATTTTATTGATTTCTTTTTGGCTGTTACAGCTAATAGAATTAAAATGCCTTGTACTGTCGGTATAAATCCAATGTCTGGTGAGTGGTCTGTGTTGTGTTCAGAGTTGTTGAAAACTGGACAAAAGATTTGTTGTGGTGATTTTTCAAAATTTGGACCTAGGTTGGGTTCAACATTGATTGATACAAACAAGAAAATCATACTACGTTGGTATGAGAGATTCGCAAAGCATTGCCCTACTTTGCGTGAAGACCAGAAGATCCGGTCTATGTTATTTTTGGAGATAAATAACTCAGTGCAAGTTGCAGGTGACCAACTATATCAGTCACTCTGTGGTAGCCCAAGTGGGTTCACAGGTACAGTAGTCCAAAATTCTTTAGCTGCTGAGCAGTATATTAAATATGCTTGGTTGGGAATTATGGATGAAACGAAGTTCGAAGGACTTGTTAACTTTGATAAGAATGTTAAGCTTTTTACATATGGGGATGATGTCATATTTTCTATTTCAGATGATATCAGTGAATTATTTAATTCACAAACCGTAAGTGCATACTTCGCTAAATTCGATATAAAATTTACAGACATTACAAAAAATGGTACAATTAGAAAGTACTGTAGCATCGATGACGCTACTTTTTTGAAATGTAATTTTAGAATTTGTGAAGATGATAAAAAGTTTAGGATTTCTGCAATCGAGAAAACTGTTTTAGAAGATTCAATAAATTGGTACAGAAATACTCAGTTTGTTGAACCGATAATGAAACAGATTTGCGATTCAGTGATTATTCAAAGCGCAGGTTGGGGACGTGCTTACTTCGAGAGCAATAGGCGTAAGCTTATTGATTATTGGGAAAGCGTAGATTCCAGTTATACACCTAAAACATATGAAGAGGTGTTGACTAAAACATATGGAATCAACATGGGATAGTCTGGAAACATTAAGTTGACTAAGTCACGCTATCGTACATTCATTTGTACATTTATATTATATAAACGATGAAAATAGAAAAAACAAGAAAAGGCCTTTGGTATTTTTTAATTTTAAAAAATAAAA